CTTGATATATGTGTGCCTTGTACCGGTGTAATATCAGTTGCCATTATGAAATAACCTCAATCAATTCAAAGTCTGCACTAAATTCTATTCTATCATGTGGAGCAACTGTGAACTTAGGCAAGTTAGTTATTTTTACATGCCAATTTACATCATTACCTACTTTGATACCACCGCTAGTTAGTGCAACACCATCTTGGCTTAACACTGGTCTATGAACAAATATAATTGTATTTGCACTACCACTGTTAAAATCAACATCATATTTTACTTGATATGGATATCTGTAAGTGTCTGTGTTGCCTTTTGGTTGTATAAAGTCACCTGCTTTGAATAACACACCACTGCCTGTAGCACCTGTTTGGTCAACATATATTTGTGCACCATCGACGCCATTAAGTGTGATATTGTCTAATTGTGCTTGTGCAATATCGCCTTGATATGCTGTGATGTAATTCATACCACTGTTATTGTTAAATGATATGTTTGCTTCATTAGTACTGCCTGTGGTGTATAGTTCTTCTAGAACACCTCTGTTTGTGCTGTATGTTAAACCATTGTGCATACCAACAGTAAAAGAATAAACATTTACATTTCTATCTGCTGTTTTGTAATGACCGCTACGTGATAGTGTGCTACCACTCATTTCTCGTCTGTCTATTTCTAAATATGTAGCATTATCTATAATTGTTTGTAGACTCATTGTTTCTCCTATGCCGGTGTTCTACGAGCACCTGCTCTGCTTACATTGTAAATAAATTCGGGGTCCTTCGCAACGGCCTGCTGGAAAGATTGGGTATCTATTGCTGATATATTTGTAATATTTGTGACGCCACCGCCCATTACGCCAGGACCACCAGCATTCATACCCTGTAAAGCACTATTTGGTAACACTACTCCACTTTGTTTCGGCACGAAGATCTCTGGGCCTTCTTCTCCGATTATGTATGGTTGGCCTGCTTTTGCTGGACCACCTTTTGCAAGTCCAAACAATCCCATTATAGGTCCTGTAATGAACTTCTGTACAAGTGCTTTAGCAAGTACTTGTCTTATAAAGTCACCTAGATCTGAGAAATCTGCTTTACCTTGTACAATAGCATCTGCTAGGCTGTCTTCAAATTTAGCAACTGCTTGTACAAATCCATCACTTAGTGTAGTCATGAAATCACCTATACCTGCATTTTCTAATCCTTCTTTTACTCTTGTAACAAAATCATCTGCTGTTTCTTGGTTTGCTTTTATAATTTCTTTAATTTTTTCTATTTGTTCATCATATAAGCCATTTATTTCTGCAATTTTATCCATTTGTAATTGCAAATTAACTGCAGGATTTTTATCTAATTGTAATGCTCTTATATCTGCTATAGCATCTTTACGATCTGCTTCTAAATCAAATACAGCATTCTTTATTTCTTTTTCTTCTTTTGTTAAGCCTAGTAATTCACCTTCTAATAGTAATTTTTCTTTTGTTATATCTAAATCTTTAGTATTATCTATAACTACTTCTTTTGCACTTTCTATATTTCTTGCAATAATTCTTGCTAACTCTTTTGCTTTACGAAGTTCTTCACGTTCTTTGGCTTCTTGCTCTCTTTTTAACTTTAATTGTTCTCTTAATGCTTTTGTTTTGGCTTCAGTGTCGTCATCTACGTCTCCACCGTCTCCTCCTGTGTCTTCAGGTGGATCTAATACTTCTTGCACTTCTTTTGCTTCTTCTTTGACTTCTTCTAAACCAAAAACCATGTCTTTGATTGCTTGTTTAAAGTCAGGTCCGCCTAATTTTTTACTTGCAAAATTAATACCTTCAAATGCCAATAATGCTGTACCTACAAATGGTATAAGTCTAGTAAATCCTTTACCCAGGTTAGCAACTGCACCACCTAAAGAGCCTATTCTACCACCAGCACCGCCACCTTTAAATACGTCCATCAATCTGGCGCCAGATCTACTAAAGTTATTCATTATAGGACCAAGTGCAAATAATCTAGTACCTAAACCACCTAATGCAGTTCCTAATGCAATAGCACCGGCTTGTAGAGCAGTAAATCCTTTGATTAATTTTCCTACACCAAATATACTAAGTAATATTCCTCCATAATAAGCAATATCCTTAAGGGCGGCAGTCAAATCATCTATTTGCATATTATTGATAGCATCTGCAACACCTATTAAGGCAGAACTTAGACTATCAAATGCACCTGTTTCTTCATTGACTTTACCTAACATACCAGTTATGGCATTCTGTATTTGCCCAAATGCTTCACCTATAGTGGCATTTGTTTTATCAAAGTCTGATTCTACTTGTGCGGCCATTATCTGTGTAGCATCAGCCATTAGATCTGCTGTTAAAACACCTTCTTCCGCTAATTTACGCAATTCACCACGTGTTACGCCCAGTATCTTAGCAAATTCACCCATGAACTTACTGTTTGTTTCATTAATACTGTTAAATTCATCACCACGTAACACACCTGATGCTAATGCTTGACCGAACTGGACCATGGCTCCAGCCGCCGCACCTGTTTCAGCACCAGATATCTTTAAGGTTTTGGAAAATGTTTCTGTAATGGTTGCTACTTGACTTTGTTTTAGTCCTAAGTCTTCAGAAGCGATGGTCAGAGACGCATATAGGTCACCTGTTGCGGCTAATGAACTTCTTGTGCTTTGTGCGATTGCGGCAACATCTCTTTGTGCTTGATTATATGCTTCACTACTTGCTGTAACAGCCAATAATCTGTTGTTTAAGTTCTGAAAGATATTTGCTAAATCAAGTGTGGCTTTTACAGCGGCGGCACTGGCTAATGCCTTAAGGGCTGTGCTTAATCTATCTACACTCTTTTCTGCTTTTCTTGTATCTAACTGTAATGACGCTCTTATATCTGCCATTGCTACTCCTATATCCTTTTGAACTTCCTAGTAATTTGTTTTTCTAAGTAATCCAAAGAAGGTTTTGTAAACCCTTTAGGTGATTGTTTGCTCCAACCACTGTCTAATCTACCTGCGTAATCGTAATTAGAATTTATACTGTTACGACCCTTGTTAAATTTTGTTTTGTTTCTAGCATTACCACCACGTACTGGCGTTTCCTGTCTGTAGTATTTAAAAGTATCCTGCATGGATGTGGCTATAGCATCATCTATATCTTTTTGTAATCTTTTTAAATCTTGTTGATTTAATTTTAATCCTTTAGCCATTTCTGTTGTCCTTAAAATCCTGCATCATTTTATCTAAATCATTAGGATCGTACATGTCTTTAGGGTCTTTACTTGTGGCTTTCTTTTCTAACCAGTTCCTGTAAGACACCGCAATGTCGTATACTTGTAAATCAAACGTACTGCCCTTATCTAACACTTCACTTGGTAATTTGCCATATCTCTCACCGAGTGCATCAATCATTAATGCTGTTTGTGTTTCAGGTGCCTTTTCGTCTACAGTACTGCCTGTTACTTTCCCAGTTGTTTAACTACTTCATTAACACATTTAACTAAAATACTGTTTGGTAACAATTCGCCTTCAGTCATAATTTTATCACCGTTTTCATCCAATATCATATCGCTACAGAAATCTATCATTTCTGCATAATTTTGATCTTCTTGGCTTGTTACTGAAAATTTTACAAAATCTGCTAATGGTTGCTTATCGTAAACGTAAAATTCTAATGGTTCATTGTATTCTTTGATAATATCCTCATCATCCAATACAATTTTAGTTAGTTGTGGTTTTGTTGCTAATTCTTTTAATCTCATATCTTTATTCCTTTATATCTCTATTGTTTAAATGTTGTATAGCACTACTTACGAATGCCATCCTATTTGATGCTTTTTCAACATCTGCTTTAGCACATCTTATTTCATTCTGTGCTTTCGCTATCTCCATCTCCATCGACTTCAGTATCTCCTGAATCGAGTGATTGCTCCATATCTTCATGTTTTTCCTCTATATCTATATTTATCTGTTTTTTAGATTTCTTACTGTCCGGCAAATCTATACCATGTTTTTTTGCATAATCGTCTAAATCGTGTTCTACACCATCAACGTTTATTATACGTTCCGATTTTGTCCAAACACCATTTACATCATAATTTCTCATCCATTTATGTTTCATAAATTCTCCTAAAGTAACTGCCCCGCAAAAGCAGGGCAATTATTATTATATAGACTATAATGTTTGCTTAGTTAGATCACCATTTACAATTATTGATCCAGGACTTAGCCAAACCGCGCCGTCAATTGACGCCGAGGGTGCTAATCCACCAATGAATCCTTTACCTTCTAAATAGTATCCACCACTAGCCGCTGTATCACCTTCAAACGAAATGCTAAAGAACACCTCTGTTTTACTATTTGAAGTACTCCACAAACCATTAGTTGCAACTGAGTTATCAGTTACTCCTGCATTGCCAAAGAATGCATCATCATCTAACAACATGTTAAATGTGATTTCATTCTCAACAACTGTTGTGAAAGCACTACTAGATGTACTATCTAATGTTGAATATCTAACAGTTCCAGGTGCAGTTGAAACAGATACGTCTTGTAAAAGAGGTATTTGAAATACTGCCGCGTTATCTGGTTCTGCCAGAGTTGAACTATTTCCTAAAGAGAGGATTGCTACATCACCGCCTGTTACGTTTATTACTGCCATTGTATTTCTCCTATACAGTTATAAAGTTATACTCGAAAGTATATGTTATTACGTCATCTGTAATCTCAGTCTCGTAGTCACTGTTACTATCTGTAACATTTGTAACCACGTTTCTTGCAATTAGCAAATTTGCAACAACGGTATTAATATCATTAAATTGATTTTTAGCATCTGTGCTGAGATATGCGTTAACAGTTGTAGTAGTCTGGTTTACATTGCCTTGGTCTAAGGTTCTGTATAACTGTTCTACTGTCAACTGTTCTTCATCTACATATACAACGTTAGGGTTTTTCTCATAAAGAGGAGTACCACCCGAATCGAATGGTAGTTCCTCACTGATTGAAATATTGCTTTGACCAGATAAGTTAGTTGTGATCTGAGTTATTAGTTCTGATCTAACTGTCATTATCTAACCACCACAATGTTGTTTCTAGCCCTTGAACGTCTTCTACTTGCAAATGTTGTTAATTTCTCATCTGATTCGACTGTGCCATCACCGTCTGCATCATACCAATCAGCCACACTCAACAACTCATTAAAGATGTCATTGAATTTGTTCTTATAGTATGTTATTTTTGCAACTTCTGGTGATTCTTCATTACCGAATTCTGCAAACAACGGCGCAATGTATTCACCTATACAGTAATACACACACATGTCTGTGAATTGTTGTTGTCTACCTAATGCATTGCCCGGATCAATATTATCTGGATCTACATTTGGCAAATTATTCAATTCAAAAGATGTGCCTGTATAGTTGTTATAAGTGCTCCACCATGCTGATGTTTTAATTTTAAGCAGTATACGATCAGTACTTTTGGTCAACATATCTTCTACATAGTCTTGTACACTCAAAAAGCCTGACTCTGCAGGTATCTTAAGGTTATTACTTTCAAATATACGTTGATCTTTTTGCACTACATCTGTGTATTCTGCAAAAGAAACAACATTACCGCCACCGTCTGTTATAAATGCCATTAATCAACTCCTCAAATTAAGATGCGTCTGGTAATAGATTACTTCTATATAGAGTACATCCTGCTAATACGGCTACCATTGCATTTCTTAATGCATTGTTACCGATATCACTTAGAGCACCAATTGTAGTAGCACCTGCGTTTGCTAACTGCTTGTTAAGAGCAAGTTCGAAACCGCTGTCGATTAATCCGACATAGTTACCGTCTGCGCCTACTGGAGCGTTAACGTCACGTAAGTTAGCAACTGAAGTAGCGATAGCAACAACGTTTGCTTCTGCTTCGCCGGCTCCTAATGCTGATGACTTAATAGTTCTACCAAATGTACTTCTTAAAACAGCGAAACCATTTCTTGTAGTTCCTCTGAATTCATGAGTGTCTTTGTTTGGGTTATACCATACTTTCATTGTAGGTACTCGGGATGAACCAAATGCCATTGCTTCTGGTGACATAATGAATGACTGTTTAAAGTCTGCGTTTGCGCCTGTGACACCATCATTGCTTGTAAATGATGTTTTCATAGTGGCTGTACCTGCTGAATCAGTAGCAGTTGCTAGTGTTCCAGAAAGTCTTTCAAGTGTAGCACCTACAACATGGTCGTATAAACCATCTTCTACTGCTTCTTGAGTGACGTCAGATGCAACACCTCTTTTTTGGAAAGTGATGTTTGCCGCTGTTGGCGTTAAATTACTGTTAGCAGCCGCTAAAATAGAGGCTCCTTCTGCGACTGAAGCCGCTGTTGTTGGAAGATTGGCAACCGGTATTCTGATTTGCCCTCCGCCTTGTCCTTCGACATTAATTTGAGATCTGATGATCGCAGAGTTCTGTAACAATGTTTTATCCAAGTAATCCTTAATATTCATGCTTAGTACGTTACACTAAACATCGGCTGTTAAGCCTGCTATATGTTTCCATATAGAGTAGACCATATCATAATCCATTTCTGGATCTGTGGCGCTTCGGAACACTTGTTCCTACTCCCAGTTACGGGATGGTCGTTGCACCTTGCTATTACTAGCCTTGGCTCAGGATTGCCTACAACTTTACTTGTTTAGGTGTCCCCTGAATTCACCACATTATCATCTAACTATTACTAGTTAGAGCCACCTAATCTTGATGGAACTAAATCCTGTACGATATCCGCATACATTTGCTCAATTGTGTCTGATCCTGTACTATATGCCATAGTATTTCTCCTAATTGATAGTTATAATTAATTTCCTGCCTGTTTCTTCATTTCTTTTTTAACCATTGCATCGGTTATAGAAGATCTGCGTATACCAGGCTGATACTGGCGGATTCTCATGAATGCCGCTCTGTAATCAGTATCGACTGCAATTTTGTTATCATCAACACCTTTACTTGCATTACTGCTTGTACCTGCTAATGTATCTGTTGTTTCTCCATACTGTAAATCAACACCCTGCTTACCAAAAGAAAGTCCTAACTTGTCTTTGCCTACAATTTCAACTGCTTTAGCATAATCTGGTTGTTCACCATCTACAGTTAAGAAGTCGTTTCCGTTTCTTATTGCAAATGTGTCACCTTCTACTGCTAACATGTTATCTGCTTTCATTAACTTAATAACAGATTCCTTTTGTTGTGCTGACCAATTGCTTGGCATAGCATTTTGTAGTTGACTCATATGATCTTTCAATAATAAGTCTGTCTTAAGAGAAGTAACCTGCTGTTTAAGTTCTTCAACTGTTGCTTCACGTTTCTTAACTGCATCACGCAATGAATCAACGTTTAGTGTACTGCCTTCTTGAGGATCAACCTCTTGTAGTGTACTAACAACCTTCTTAACTTGGTCAATGCTGTCAACGTTTAGTTCATTAAGCATTTGCTTTTGAACTTCATTTTTAGCATTAGCGGCTATTCTATTTGTATCGTCTCGAGTATATACTCTTACGCCGTTTACAAATGTCTTACCTTCCCTTATTTCAACACTTGGTGTTGTGTTATTATCAGATTTTGTCTCAGATGCTACTGATTGCTCTGTAGCAACAGGATTTGCGGTATCTGTTACCGATTCAACATTATTTTCGGGTTGAACTGCCGTGTCATTTGATGCTTCCATCATTCTCTCCTTTTATCGTAGAAGTAAACGTATTTTTCGTTTACGGGGTTATGCCCCTACCTAAAGCCTACTTATAGACTATTGTTTGTTGAAGTTGAATCAACCAATTGTTGTAATCTGGCTTTCAACTTTTCTTTTAATTCTTGTTTAAATTGTGGTGCTTCTTCCATGTCCACACCTGTTATCATTTCTAATCTTAATTCATACTCTTCATGTGTGGCAAAAGGCATATATGTCACTAAGCCATCTTCTCTGGTGTGGCTATGTGTGCCTGTGCCGCCTAATCTGTTTGCTTCAGCCTCTGCTTCTGCTTCTGTTTCGTAATCACGTACTACATATTCGTTGTCATCATCGAATACTTCTGAATATCTTTCATAAACACTTAACAATGTGTCTATTTCTTTTATTTCGTTTTCTAAACCTTTTTGGTTATACAGTCTGTTGTAACTAATGGTTAAATCATTTGGTGTTTCTTGGTCCATCCACGCAAACCATATGTTCCACAAGTTGTATTCTGCATTCTCTAGGCTAGTTGCTTTCTTACGTATGAATGCTTCTAACTTGCTGTCATACATTTCAATTTGCACACCACTTCTACTTGCTTTGATTAAGTCTTCACTTCTGATCATTGCAACTTGATTCATTTTGTCAATCTGCTGATCCATAATTGCTCTTATTTCAGTAAGACTGCTTAGATCTGGTGAAACAAATTCGTATGTATAATTAGGTTGCCCGTCGAGACTGTTTCCTGTTACTACAAGACTTCCAGGCTCTGCTCCAACACTATTACCATTACGGTTAAATGTTTCTTCATCGACAACGTTTACAGGATGAAGGCCATATGACACGGCACTATATTGTTCTCCTGCTAGACTGTATATGCTACGTTGTATTTGAGCAATATCAAAGATAGGCGTATGCCCTATGCCTTGTTTAATTGGCGTACTTTGATAGACGGGTCTTACGATCTGTGCCGTTCCTAATTCATTAGGTTGGCTAATCTTATAAAACCCTAGGCTTTCATCATTTTCTTCATCTGGTATGTATTCTGCACCATCTGGCAATACTAAATCTGCTTCATCATGTAATGGCATGAATATAGTATCTATTGTTTCTGATGAAATATACTGGTAAATCTCTGCGTCTGAATCACTTGCGATTCTAATAACTATTCTGTCTAATACAAGGTCTCCGCTAGGTGTGTATTTGTAACTCCAATTGGTTACATCTGTTGGTTTGTGCATTTTCCATTTAGGATAACTACTTCCTGCTGGTTTTATACAACTAACCCACACAACACCCATTGTGCTGGTAAATGTGTCTACTTGGCTCATAAATTCGTTCAATGAATTTTGTTGACCATCTGCATTGTTAAGGAATGCTTGTATTTCTGGTGTATCTGGTAATGTTCTTTGTGGTGGAACTCTAAACAGCATTGCGTTGAATTCGCTTACATATAATCTTGTGTATGGAAATGAGGGCACATTGGCTAACTTTTCATAATAGTAATTACTTAGATTGTCGCCACCGTCATCTGCTTGTTGCGGTGAATTGGCTATGCTGGCACTTGTTCTAACCTTGCCTAATTCGTTACCATACTCATCAACTGCATATGTACTAATGGTTTCGGATGATGTAGTGTAATCGCTGGCGTATGCCTTAAGGTATCTACCGTCACGATAACTTTGTCCGCCGTAAAGACTTCTTTCTGCTAACTGCCAGTCATCGAAGTACTTTGTGTACAAGGGGTGTGTAGAACGGATAAAATCGTGGTAGTTAATCTTTGCCAATTGGTTCTCCAATACATGTTGTCATATGGTATGACTATTTATCTTTTTCTGTGAATTATAGTGTGATAGTGTCGCGTACAGGATCGTGTGGATCAATATATTCCACGCCTTTTATCTCAATATCTGCACGTTTTAGCAGTTCTATCATTAATGGTTGGTCATATATGCTGTGTTTATAACCAATACTTTGTGCTACTCTGCGTTTGTTTTCTGGTGTTCTATTGTGTTTATACTTGTGTATTGCTCTCATATTCTTCCTTTGTGAGTGTTTCAATTGTTCTTATACCGTAATTTTGCACATAATTTAGTACTGCTAAATCCATATGTTCTCTGCTAGGCGCAATAAGATGCATATAACTGTGTGTAACAGGTTCATCGTTTTGTGCAATGCCTATTTTAAAAAAGCCTATTTGTTGTCTTTGCATTTCTCTTTGTCGTCCTTTTTGGCTTTTGTTCCAAATATTTTATCCCAATTGTCTGCATACTTCTTGTCATTTTGACCATCACGTCTGCCACTGCCTTTACCACCGTGCCAATTACTCTTCTTCATCGTTGTTTTGCACTACACCATTAACACGAACTTTGAATGTGGGCTTTTTCTTGTTCTTGCCCCATTCTATCTTGTCATAGTTGTCTTTGTATTGTTGATCATTGACACCTGAATTGATTTCACTGTATGCCATACCATCTTTGATACTTCTGATCTTTTTGAGTTCTGGATTTTTATCAATTAATTTGATTGCTTGGTTAACAACCTTTGGGTCCATGTTTGCTGTTGACTTTTTAGTAAATTCATCCATTATGTTCTCTTGCGTACTTCGTTGCCGAAACCTGCTAGTATGCACAATATGGTTAATGGTAAAAACCATAGTGATATAATGTCTAACATATGACCCCATACTAGGCTAAGTCCTAGCAGACTCATTGTGTTTACACCTAGTGTTTGATGTGTGCTTTCTTTTGTAAATGATTCTGGTAATTTCATAATTGTTCCCTTTTGTATAATCTTTCTTCACTTTCTGATTCAATCATCATGATCTCATCATCGTGTTCTACTGCTACTTCTGCCTGCATAAGACAACTGCCTCTGTCCATGCCCACAAAGTCTTTGATTGTGTTCTGTTTCATATATCGTACTGATATCTTGTATACTGTATATGGTGTATATTGTGTCATACGGCATGTTTCACTGTTCCACACTTTCCATGGTTGCTCATTCATCATATAACCTTGTTGCAACATATATGTATTGTGTGTTTTCTGGACAATCCCACAAATACTGTTGTGCATCTCTTTTGCATTGTTCTAGGTCTATACCCGCAAAGGTTTTGAGATATTCTCTTTGGGGCTCTATAATCTTTATGATGTAATTTACAATTGCCATATGTTCCTAAAGTGTTCTATTTACTTTACCATATGTATTTATCTGATCTACGCGAACAGGATATAAGTTATTGACAAGGTAACCTAATGCATCACAAAGATGATCTAATCCACTGTCCTTATCTGGCTGTCTAGTACCTTCTTTGTAGGTGTGTTTACGCAATGCATTGATCAAGTTCTTGCATTTAGGGTCTATGCTTAACTTACTTGCACCATTTACACTTTTACATGCACTATTCACACTGGCTAATCTATCTTTTACACTTGGATTGGTTTTGCCCACATTTACTTTAAATCCTGCATTGTTTAGTATGATGTGATCGGTAAGTCCACCTGCACTTGTACGCCTTTGTGCACCACTGCTGTCAGGAAAGGCATGCATTACTCTGTTAGGATATCTATGTTTTATTTCATTTGCCATTTCTTGTGTGTCACTGCCATATATTTCTATTTCATCATATATGTGTATGCCATTACCGTGCTTGAATCCTATCACAGCACAAAGAGGGGAGATATTGAAATCGATCCCTACATATAATGGTATAGCACTTGCACTACCCACTTGCACATCACCAAATTGCATTGTCCTTATGTTATGTTCGCCGAATGCATAGTATATTTGTCCACTGTATTCGACAAATTCTGCTTGGTATTCTTGTTTGTAAGTTCGTTCATCTAGGTCTTGACGTGCTTGTTCTAATTCTGCTTGACTAACTAGTCCACCTTGTTCTGTGGTGTATTGCCAACTGTTCCAATCTGATTGATGTTTTGCATTGTTGTATAAGTCAAATAAGAATCCCTTTCCTTTTGGAGAACTTATGATAAGTGCCGAACCTTCTCTGTCTGATAGTGTAGGACGTATAACTGCTTGCCATGTGTCTTCTAACTTTGGTATGTCTGCGGCTTCATCTATAACCACATAGTCTAAACCTACACCACGTATGCTGTCTGGATTGTCTGCACTACGCAACATAATGATACTGTTATTAACCAATTGGAATGTGAGTTCACTTTGATTAACCTTTTTTAACCACTTTCTTTCTTTAAGCAACATCAACAAATCATCATATATGATTTGCTTAGCCATACGGTATGAGGGAGCCACGTACATGCACTTGCGATTAGGATGTCGAGCGTTTTGTGCCAAAGAGGCTATACTGGCATAACTTTTGCCACCTCTACGTCCTGCTACTACAACTTTGAATCTGCTGGGATCATTTAGTATGTCTTTTTGTATGGTGGTTAACTTCATTGACTGTTATTCTGTGTCTTCGTCTAACCATGGTAACACTTGACTGTTTTCTGTGTTTATTGGGCTTTCTGCTTGTCCTAATATGTTTTTACCTAACCATATCAACATAACTCTGTCACCTTTCAGTGCTAGGTCTAATTGTGCCTTACGCAATCGCTGTTTTGTGATTATTCTGTTTTTGTCTATAATATCACGGAAGTTGTCCATGAAGGTTTGTAATGGCACGTTATAAAAGTCCGCCATTTCTTTGTTTGTGCAGTGATATTGACTTAGTTGTGCTACTTCTTCTTCTGGAATAACTGTTTTGTTACGACCTATAACACGTCCTCTGACTGTTTTTTCTCCATACTTGATGTTCTTTACAGCATAAGGTTGTTTGGGATTGTGTTCGTTGCCTTCTTCAGTTGACATTGCTTCTCCTGTAAGTCAGTATTGTTCGCTACTGTTTGCGTAATACTATTTATGCACTTTGTGATATTTTCCAGTTCCTGAGGTCTTATATACCCAGTCTCCATTGCTATCCAACAGATAAAAACGTTCTTTTGTTCTGCTTTTTACCAACACATCATCTATAATGATATGTTTGTTTTGTTCTTTCATATACATGTTCAACAACTGATTTATTGTGATTATCTGTTGTTCTGTGTGTGTTTCTGCATCAGCCATACGTCTACACCACATATAGTGAATATCACTTATAAAGTAGTTGTTACGCAATTCCATACGTTGTTTTTTTGTTATCACATTTATATTTAAACATGCTAGTGGTTTATATCACCTAAAGGTGAAACGTAACTGCGA